CTACAATATTACCTGCGTTTGCATTCGATGATAGTACAAACATAGTACTTCCAGCTGGAGTATCAGTATCACTAAATGTAATGTTATTAACTTTAAGTACTTTATTATTTGCACCAAGTGATGAATAAGATACCACTTGACCAGATACAGTCTTACCAGTATTGACAGTTTGAGTTACAGTTTCACCCACTACAAAGTCTCCAGAACCAGCACCAAGTGTCATTGATACTTGATATGAGAACTGGTCTTCGATATTGTCTAGTTCTGCAATACCAACATCTATTGTTTCGTGTGAGTATTCGAATGTTTCACATTGTAGTTTAAATACATTAAGTTTACCTAACTGGTAGAATGGGTTTTCATGTTCTACAAATCTAATTTCAAATATTTGGTTTCCGAGAGGGAAGTAAATTAAATCTCCCTCTTGAGGTCTTGTTGATACTGCAAGGTTTTGGTCTAGTGATATAAATCTTTGCCATGTTCTTCTTGATAGAACAAATGTTGCTTGGTCTCTTACTTCTACACCAAACTTAGATAATAAGTCACCCTCACCTTCAAATCCTTCGGTGTTTTCAATATACATTTCAACTGCATATGCATCACCAAACTTTGATGATGTGTCTTCACCAAACAGCTCGTCTTCATCTACAATAGTTCTTGGTAGATAAAAACACTCATGACCATAGAATCTCAAAGACTCTACAACTAAATCTTCGTGTAGGTCTTGTTCTGATTGAACTGCATGGTTAAAATAAACATTAGTAGGCATTGATTACCCCATCATTATAGCAGATTCAGTCTGTAATAAATTACTTTGTTCCTCTAACTTCTCTATTTCTGTATTCGCATCATCAAGGATTTGTCTTCCTTGTAATGTAACTCCGCCTGGCAACTGTACTCCCTCGAACTTAGATAAGTTCTGTCCCCATTGTTTTTTAATTAATGCAGTAACATATTTCTTTAACCATACATCATTGTATACATCTGTAAATTGTGTTGGGTCTATTTTTCTATAACAATCAATAATTATAAACTCACCTGTTTGAACTGCATTTGACCAGTCCATATCTAGGTATAATCTGTTCTGTGCTTTATTGAATCGTATTGGTACTTGACCAATTAACAATTCATCCAACAACTGAATGTGGTTTTGCACCATTTCATATTGTATGATAGATGTAGAAGAGATGTCGTATAGGTCATTTAACCTTAACTGATATCTTAAGTCAAACATATTTAAACCAGATTTATCCACGAATGGAAATACTCTTAGTACTGAATATACTGATTCTGGAAGAACAACATATCCTTGTCCTTCTTTAAATGTCATATTAGTTGATATATGTGAACCAGTAGTTGACTGTGGTATACTTGCATCTGCTTTCTGATTTGCAAGGTCATTAGTATTGATTTGATGTTTTAAATATGTACGAATAGTACCATCATAGTGGTACTCTGCAAAATATTGTAATGCATCATCGATAATATCATCAATCTGGTCATCGTCCACATTGATATCTAACACTGGTTTACCCAGTTGTCTCAATGCATATTCTTTTAGTGTTGCTTTGCTGTTTGGAGCTGCCATAACATAATCCTATTAGAAATTTCTTTTTCTCTAATACTATTTATGTTATTTCTGATTTGAAAGTAAGAAATCGTCTATCTTTTTATTGATATTTTCTAGAGAGTCCATCATTCTTTCCATGTCCTTTTGAAGGTCATCTTTAGAAACAAAATCTCTATTAATTTCTTCTCTTGTTCTATTCAAAAGTATTTCTAGTCTTTTTGTTTCATTATTTAAATTAATAATGAACCACACGAATGGCCCTATAATACCAGTAAGAACTAAATTCCAAAGTAGATGACCTGTTTCCATGTCCATGTGATGTTTCCTCTAATGTATACTTCTATTTAGGATATATTAGATTTCCAGTGTTAGGACATACTGCATATTCTTCAATTGGATTAAAACTAGGTCTAGTGTGGAGAGATTGGTTCATTCCACCATCTGGATGTTTAAAACTATTATTAAATGCAATTGATATTCTTTCATAGTCTGTAGAATGTGGTTCTACAAAATGTATCATTGCAGATGGAAATAATAAAACATCTCCTTCCTCAGGCATAATTGGAAAATTATCTGCATCTCTTTGAGACATATGTGTAAAGTCTGACATGTGTCTTGCTTGTCCAGATAAGAATTGTAATGCACCATCTTTCCTACTATTCTCTGGTATTTGAATATAGATAACACCACTATACCAACAGCCAGGATGTGTATGTGCATTGTTATAAGAGTTTTGGTAATTTATATTTACCCAATAATTACCATGTTCTAAATGATATTCATTTGCATATTCACCTAGAAAGTATGGGAATACTTCATACTGAAACATTTCTTCAACACCATTTAACATGGATTGAAATATAGGTCTTTGATTTACTCCATCATTAGATTGCCAACCACTTGCATTATTAGAACGACTCCTACCAATTGGGTCTTCTTTTCTCATAGTATAACACTCTTTCTTCATTGCCTCAAGTTGTTCTGGTGTTATAGAACCAGTATGTAATAGGTTTGACCGAAACACTGGCCATGGAAACATTGGTATAAACATTATTTAAACTCCTTGCGTGATGCTAAATTTTTTCTATAGTAGTGTTTATATTCTCCAGAATTATCTTCTCCCCTATCGTCAAAATCTTTTACAACAACATCTTCACTCATTTCTAATATTTCTTCTCTACTTAGGTATTCTATTTTATGTTTCCAAGGATATCTAACAAAAGGTACAACTTGTACCAGTGGTGTACCTTTTTGAATTATAAAACTATTATCTGCTTTAGGATAAAAAATACACATATTATTAGTAGTCAATTGATTAAATGAATCAGTATCAATTATACCTTGCCATGCATGAAAGTATGGGTTATTAAATAAGAATGGGTCTAACCAATAAGTAGAAGTTCCTTTTGGTGTTTTTATTAGGAAGTCTACCTTAAATTTAAATGCCATCTTATCATCATAACCACTACCTGTTGTCTGTGCAGCTGGATGACCACCTATAACATAATTATCTTGAAGTTCTTCTACAAGAAGTTTTTGTGTTTTACATAAATCAACAATATCATCGATAGTGTCTCTTTTTCCATCTTCATTATATTTTACTACAAGACTTTTAAGTTTATTCAACTTATCTTTCATTATATCATCTTTTAATGCTAATGCAATAGATATAGGTTCATCTTCATAATTTGGAGAGAGAATTACTAATACTGTATGTCGGTTTCTAATTAAATATCCCATATTCATCCAGTCTTGCATTGCTGGACATTTTTTTATAGTTTCAGTATCACGATTAGTATTAGGAATTTTTAAACTGGTAGGTATTTTTTTAAACCATTCTGGTCTAACTTTCTTTGCTGGGATGGGTTCAAATAAACTATTCTCTATGTCTTGAACACATTGAAAAGTGATTTCCATCTCTTTTATTGGACATTGTTCCATATTCTTTCGTGTGCATAGTATAACAAAATCTTTATAACAAAGTCAAATGTCATAATTGCACCAGCAACTTCTACTGAACCTGTAAGTGCATATCCTATTAATCCTGTTGTAACTGTTGCAATAATTCTCCATGAAAATGCTTTTGCTAAAGACTTGTTATGAGAATCCAAGCTGTCTCCTAATTTCTGTAGCAGAAATTGATTCAGTCTCCTTATCAAAAGATTCTTGTTCTATTTTATACCCTACATCTCTACCATATGTTATGTTGACAATGTTTGGTACTTTCTGTATAATGTAGTGTACATTCTCTTCGTATCCTTCTCCAAGTAAATACATTTTTATATTTTGTTTAACTGTTTTAAAATCAAATGGGTTCTTTGCAGTATTTTCCATTGCACGAACCATGATTACTACCTGTCCTGTTTTATCGAAACATCTTTTAAACAGTGCATGATGACCTTCATGAAATGGTTGAAATCTACCTAACATTTGTGTAGTAGGTTTGTTTTCATCAAACCTTTTATTCTCTGCAAGTATTTCTCTTGCAATAACTTCTGAATGAAGTTCACCATTCTGGTCTTCTACCAAATAATCTATTTCGTTTTTTAAAGGTCTTTGAAATGCTTTATTAGTATCTGCATATCTACCCTTATCGATTGTATCCATAAAAATTATATAATCTGGATTTAAAATTTGTCGACCTTGAGTAAATGGACATACGAAATCCATAATTGCATATGGTTTTTCGGATTCTCTACATAGGTCTTTCATCCTATGTACTTGCCTCATTCTACCTTCCTCTGAGAAATCCCAATCATTGTGTTGGGCTCGGACTGCATCTGCATTGAAATGGTCTGCATCTAAATGTTCAAGTAGACATTTTGAGATGTAGGTCTTTCCACTGCCAGGCAGTCCCATAATTAAAATTGTTTTAGTTTTCATACTATTACTTATTGTTCTTCCCAAAGACTACATCTGTCTCCACGAACAACCATACTTGTTCTAAAAGGAAATCCATTTTCCTTTGTATATTCTGCTGTCGGTGCTGGATGTCTATGTGTTATTGCACCATTCATTATTACCAATCGATTAGGTTTATATTTTAGTCTACCTATTTCATATTGGTCTTCATCTTCTGGAATACCACTAATATTATGGTCATGATACTCTCTATTATAGAATATTAAATCACCACCCCAATCATCATCCCATCTATCTTGGTCATAATACAAAAAGGATAAATTGGTTAAACAACTTTCATCAAGACTTGTATCTTCGTGTACTGTTCCATCTTGTTGTATAGTTTGACCATTAAAACCACAATATTGAAAGTAATCCCAATTAAATCTAAAATCTTGTCTTAGTTTATGAATAAACCAATCAATCATAGCAAATCTATAACCATATTGAAATTGAGCTACAACATTTTTCTTCCATGTAGCATTTACGAATCTAGGATTATCATGATTATACTGGTGGTACTTCCAATAATCTCCCCAGAATCTTTTTGCTCCACCATGCTCTTCTATATTGTGGTATACACTTTCACCCCAATAAACATGTTGATATTCACCATTACGAAATACTCGATTTTGTCTACCCCAGTTTGTCTTGTTAAATCTCCATTCAGACCAAGATTGCCATATAGTAAGAGGTAAGTAATTATCAATTACCCATACTTGTTTAAATGGAAGGGACTCTATAGGTTTTGGTTTATCTAAGTATTCAATGTTGAGAGGATGGTCTAACCAATCGTAATTGTCTTGATACTCTGAAAAATCTTTATCACTTTTAATCCCACTTCTATGAGGATTTTTAGACATTATATTGCTCTCTTGTCCTCACCTAAATCTTCTTGTCCACCTTCTACATCTAAAGTTTCAGAATTAAATCTTTCATCTACAAACATACCATCTATAAAATGGTCTATTTTTGGTGGTCTTGGAAGCTGGTTTAGATAATGGTCAAATTCTTGTAAGTCTTCATCTAAAGTTTTTCTCAACTCTTCAGCAAGTCTTTCATGTATACCATGTGCAAAATCACTCCATTCCATATATCGTCTTGCAATTTGTCTTCTGGGGTCTTGAGAACCTTCTCGTCCAGCTATCATAACATCTGTCATGTTTTCAAAATTTGCAATATCATTAACTTCAATACCTGCTGCTCTTACTCTATCTTTGGTATTTTCGTATAAATCTTGGATAAATTGTCTTGCAAGGGTTATAGAAAGAGGTGCATCACATAATCTAATGTATTCTTCTATTTCTGCAATATTCTCTTCTGTAAGATTAATAGTCTCATCACCAAGTTCTATTTCAGACATGTCGTCATGAGGAATATAGAATAGGTAATCGTATTCAAATGAGAATTGTGGTTTATCTGTTTTGTCATACTCCCAACGAAGTCCTTTTTCGTTAGTTATATGTAAAACATTTTCGTGGTCATAAACTAATATCATAATATCTCCATAATGTAAATCTCACTAGTATATAGTGAGTTCTTAACTAGGTGGCCAAGGTTTATTCAAGTCACCATCCCAAGTAGATACTGGTCTTGTTGAAGGACGAGTACTTGGTCTAGTACTAGGTCTAGTTGAAGGTCTGTTTGCAGGCCTTGTCAATGTCACCTCATAACTTGTAGGTCTCGGTATAGTCTGCTCAAAGTTAGCTGGTCTAGCATTTTGTAATTGAGTAGGTCTTGGTATAGTCTGCTCAAAGTTAGCAGGTCTAGGTATTGTCTGCTCAAAATTAGCTGGTCTCGGTATAGTCTGCTCAAAGTTAGCAGGTCTAGAAGTCTGGAAATTAGCAGGTCTAAAGTTCTGTAACTGAGTAGGTCTAGGAATTGTTTGCTCATAACTAGCAGGTCTAGATGTTTGATAGTTAGTAGGTCTCGGTATTGTTACCTCATAACTAGAAGGTCTAGGTGTCTGATAATTAGTAGGTCTTGGTATAGTTTGTTCATAAGTCGTAGGCCTAGGTGTTTGATAGTTAGTAGGTCTAGGTATTGTAACCTCATAGTTTGCTGGCCTACTATTTTGTTGTTGATAATTATACTGTTGTGGTCTATGATTCTGAATCTGGTAGTTATACTGTGCAGGCCTATGGTTTTGTTGTTGATAATTATACTGTTGTGGTCTATGATTCTGAATCTGATAATTATACTGTTGTGGTCTATGATTCGGTTGTTGATAATTATATGGTTGTTGATAAGGCTGCTGAGCAGGATTCCATGGCCCTTCTGGTTGATACTGTGCTGGTGTCAAAGGTGCTAATGGAGCATTAGCAACATTTTCATTTGGAATCTGAGAATTAGAAGCAGCTGTACCAAATTTAGGGTTTGCAGCTATATAATATTGTACTTGATATGTCTGTTGGTTAGACGCAGGTCTATGTGCATGACCTTGAGTCTGGTAATTCTGTGGTCTAGTTGCATGACCTGTAGTCTGGTAATTCTGTGGTCTAGTAGCATGTGCCTGAGTCTGGTAATTTGCTGGTCTAGTTCCATGACCTTGAGTCTGATAATTCTGTGGTCTAGTAGAATGTGCTTGTGCTTGATAATTTGTAGGTCTTGGTATAGTTTGTTCGTAGTTTGCTGGTCTAGCATTTTGCAACTGTGCAGGCCTAGGTATTGTTACCTCATAACTTGCTGGTCTAGCATTTTGTAATTGAGTAGGTCTAGGTATAGTTTGCTCATAGTTTGCTGGCCTACTATTTTGTACTTGAGTAGGTCTAGGTATTGTAACCTCATAAGCTGCTGGTCTAGGTGTCTGGAAATTAGTAGGCCTAGAATTTTGTACCTGTGTTGGTCTCGGTATAGTTTGTTCAAAGTTAGCAGGTCTTGGTATTGTTTGTTCAAAGTTAGCTGGTCTTGGTATTGTTTGTTCAAAGTTAGCTGGTCTTGGAGTCTGGAAATTAGTAGGTCTAGGAATTGTTTGTTCAAAAGTAGAAGGCCTATTAATAGTTTGTTCAAAAGGTTGTTGAAAATTCTGTTGAAATGGCTGTTGAAAGGGTTGTTGGAAAGGTTGCTGAAAAGGTTGTTGCACCTGTATAGTTCCAGTCTGGAATTCCCATCCAGTTGGAGTCTTTCTTTTTACATCGACAACAGATTTCCAACCAGATGGAGTTTTTACTCTCCATCCATTGGTATCATTCCATCCCGCAGGAGTTTTTACTTTTGAACTCATTAATCAATTTCCTTATTCATTATATATTACACTTACGAATATGTTATCCAGATATCACCTACTGCTCCATCTGAACCACCTGGCGCACTAGAATGTATGAATACATTTCTCATTGCTTTTGCACTTGCACCTATTGTTGTATAACTTGTTGTTGCAGCTCCTGTAACTCCTAATGTTCCACCTATTGTTTGGTTACCACTTACTGCTAATCCTGTTAAAGTACCAACACTTGTAATTGCAGTCTGAGCTGCACCTGTTACTGTAGCTGCAGTTCCAGAAGTGTTTCCTGTGACATTACCTTCTATGTTTGCAACCAATGTACCAGTAGTAATAGATAAGTCACCAGTTGAAGAACCTGTTGCAGTAGTTGTTCC